TCAAAGCTGTTTGTTCCGAAGGTTAGCTTGGTGGATGTCTTGGTCAGTTCAACTTTCGAGAGGGAACTGAAAGTGCAAATTACTCCCCCGTTATCATCTATAGAGAGGTCGGTTAGTTCACCGATAGTAGTGTCGATTTTGTCCAGTTCTGCAAAACAGAAAGCAGTAGCCCTTTCCTCCTTGTTATCTCTGAAAACCAATAGACATTTTGAGCCAACTTTTGGTTTTACCGGTGGTAACCAGCGAACATCCTTGTAAGTTTTTCGTTTGTTGTTTTGCAGGGCAACTTCGCAGGTTTCCGTTTTTACGCTTTTTACAATTCCTTCTGTTGCGAAATAAAAGGGATGTTCGGATAAGAAAGAATCGGTAATGGCTTTAGATATGCTCATGGTTTGCCTACGTCTATTGTTTTGATACCAGAATATACAGACTTCATTTCATTATACTTTTCATGCACTTTGTCAATGATAGTTTTGGAACCGGTAGGATCGGTTTTAGTACCTGCGGGATTTGTTTTTTTGATTGGCTTTCTCTTAGGTGGTTCGGTAAATTTGCCCGGATAGATAACCTGTCGATAGGAAGAACCCGCAACATCGAATGTCTTTGTGATTTTTTCTACAATGCAATTTCCTGTTCTCTGGTCTTCTTGAGGATCGTAAATTAGGATCACGTCATTTAGGCTAACCGATGGATAACCAAATGTAGTGAAGTGGCCTGTAAAACCTTCACCTGTTAAATTATTGTAAATTTCTTTAGCCTTCTTTTCAACTTCATTGGGTTTTAGGTTATCAATATAATAAACTTTTTCGTTCTCTCCTTTACCGTGTTTTCGTTCTGTTGTAATTCCTGTCTTGATATTTTCAGAGATAACCTTTACAACAATATCTTCACCCAAACGTTTTAGAATGCTTCCCTTGTCTGGCTTTTGTCCGAAGTCCGTTTTTGTTCCTCTGCCGTTCAAGTTACTGGAAATGATATTAGAATTGAAACTGAACATAGATGTAGGTTCTTTGTCTTTTTTGTCAAAGGCATTTTCTACATATAAGAAATTGCCTTTGAAATATACATCGCATCCATATTTCATATCTGTCAATTTCCATAGTGCGTATCTGGCAGTATGCCCCGCTATATTTTCAAAGACATTTAACGAGGCAACACTGGGTTCGATAGATATGACGGGAGTAGTATTCAAGTAGGTGGCAATTTTGTTTACGTATAAAGTTAAGCTCATGGACTGGAAATTGGTCTTGATGGTTTTCAGAGAAAGCAAGTGCATATCATCACGGGCAAGAAATTCTAGAGGTCTGGAAGGAGTGACTTCGGTAATGGTTCCTTTGAACTCTTGTGTTAGGGTAGCCTTTATTTCATTAGAACGTTTGTAGCCTGCTTTCCATAGAACAGAATCTCCCTGTGTTACGGTAAAGGAATCGTCCTTTCCTTTGACGTGCATTTTAACTTTCAAGGTAGATGATGGAATTTCTCTCGAAGCCTCCATTTCAACTTTTTCTACACGCTTGATCAGTTTTCCATTAATATAAAGTTCTTGCTCTAAAAAAAGTAACATCATAACCCCGGTATAATAATTTCATTACCAATGTTTTCTTCTAAAACCAAGCCATTGTTTGTGGAAAAAATCAGTCCGCTAAAATGTTCGGTTCCATAATATTGCAGTGACAATTTTTCATAGCTATCACCGTCAACGATAACATGAAACGAATCTTCAATGAAAATATCGGGTATAAACAAAATGAGACCCGGTCGTATTATGTTATTTTTGATAGATGGGTTTACATCTACAATTACTTTGTATAGTGTCCATTTTCCATATAGCTTAGCAGATAGACGCTGAGGTGTAATGGATGATCTATTAATATAGTTATAACCCGTCATCGGACACCGCCTGTATAGTTACCGGTTGCACCCAGTAACTTTCACCATCTGGAAGATCGAAAGATTTTAAGAACAAATATTCAATATCTAAAGAGTTCATTCTTTCATTGCTAACTTTTAAAACAGCTTCCTTTGCCCATATCTTCTTTAGGTTAATGATTTTTTGGATCATCGAATCTATCAAGTTGATATCGCTAACACCTAAAGATTTGCTATACATCGGAGATACCATCATGAACCGAATGGTCACCTGCCAGTCATCAAAACCTGAGACTTCTTTGATAGTGCCAATTCTTCCGGCAATTCGGGTTGAAGTATAAACCTTGTCTTGCCGTAAGTCTACGCGGATGTCAGCCGGAAAGGTATAATCAAAAACACCAGCCTGCAAATTAGATACGACAACAGGATCGCTGCTAAAAGCAAACGAATCTAGGCTGAGTGTTTGTCCTGCCGGAACTCCGGGTGGTGTAAATACACTTCCTATGGCACTTGCAACAGACTGAATACTCATAGTAAAGCCTCCTTACGTTTTAGCTCTTCATAAATCGCTTTTTCAAATAACTGTCCGAAGCCTAAGTTTTCTTCACTGGAAGAACCACTGATATTAAACTCTTTAATGAAGTATTCAAACTGTAGCACATTTGACTTTTGCGTATTGTTGACAGAATTGGTTTGAGTGGTTGTAGGTTCGCTTCTTTGAATCCGGCTAGTATCCGAATAAGTTTTGGTTAAAACATCTTCGGACTCTCCGAACGTTCTTTCCAGTGACGAATGCAATTTAGGGCTTTCATGTTCTGAACCCTCCGCAAACGTATTGATCAAGGCTTTACCCGAATAGGTCACTTTGCTAAAAGGACCTTCTTTGGCATCGGACTGAGTAAACAATTTCCAAGACTTTTGAAAAACAGACTTGATCGCCTCATACAAAGTGCTTGCAGAATTTTTCACACCTGTAGCTAAAGTCTTTACGATAGCCTCACCAGACTTCAAAACCTTTTCCAGTGAAACCGGAGACTCCATAGAAATGCCTTCGGTCAAAGAACTCATATCCAAATAACCCTTTGCTTTATCTAAGGTAGAGGAGATGGACGTAAACAACCCACCCTTTCCGGAATCGAAACCTTCACCCCAAGTTTTCAGAAAGCTCTTGCCAGATTCGGAAATTCGGCTAAAAGGACCTTCCTTGGCATCGGACTGCGGGAACAGTCTCATTAAAAAGCTATTGTTCTTGGAAACTTTTTTGTATAGAGTTATAAATTCTTTATCCATACCCTGTGCAAAAGTTTCCACAAATTTAGACCCTGAAACCTGTGCAGTTTGAGAAAGCCTAACTTCCATAGTTTCTAAACTTTCTTCCGCTTTCTTGATTTGCTCTTCTATCTCCTTATATTTCTTAGAATTTTTTAGACCGGGCATATCGGTATCGATAGTCTTCTTTGCGGTTTGCAATTTATCTAATTCTTGCACTAAAGACTGCAAGTCACCGGGCAAGTCTTTTTGTTTTTGGATTTCAGCATTTGTGTTTTGGATGGTTACCTTAAGGGCATCGTATTCTGCTTGCAGTTTTTTCACAGCATTTTTATCACCGGAAGACTTAGCGATATCCAAGACCATAGCCTTATTTTGTAATTGAGATTCCATATCCGCTCTTGCTTTAATTAGGTTTGCTAAAACTCCGTTTGAAGTAGCAAGAGCATCGTTCATGTCTTCTATCTTTTTTTTCGTCTGGTCGATCTTTCTTTGAACTTCGGTATAGGCTTTATCTCCGGTAAGACCTAAGCTCTGTAAAGTTTGCTCTTGCTTATATAACTTTTCTAAGTTCTTTTCTAAAGCAGACTTCTCTCCTTCCATAGCCTTCATCTGAACATCATGCGACTTCTCGACGGCACTAGGAATTGACTGAAAATATTTAACGATACCATAAATAGCACCACCCAAAAGAACGACCAAGCCAATGATAAGACCGATAGGGTTAGCCATCATAGCAGCATTCCATAGCCATTGAGCAGCAGTAACAATTTTAGTAATAGCAGTGAGAAATGCAGTCTTGGCACCCAAAGCCATTTGAGCCAAACCGAACCTTCCCGCTGCTAAAATTCCACCGTTCAAATAAGCAGTTTGAACACCTGTCCAGAAAACACTTAACTTAGTAGCTAAGATATTTTTTGCATGAGCAAACGATAGCAAGTTAATTGTATTGCCTAAAGTAGTATTCGCAGCAGCTTCCATAAACTGTGCATTAGTGCTAAGAGCAGTCACTGCAATAAATAAACTTTTAACACCCATCAACATTTTGAAACCACCGACCAACATACTGATAGCACTTCCATAAAAAGCAAACTTCATAATTGTGCTAACCAAACCGGGATGTTCTTTAAAAAATTCTAGCATAGGTGTTAAAACATCAATCAGAGTTTGTTTCAAAGTTTTCAAGATAGGTAAGAGAGCTTCACCGAAGACAACCTTAAAGGTAGACAATACACCTTCCAGTGTAACTGAAATTCCTTCATACGTTTGCAATTGGGTTTTTGCAAATTTCTTAGTTGCACCTTCTTTATCCTTTAACTTGTCTAACCAATCTTTTCTTTCATCGGCAGATAAGCTCATCAAAGCCCTGTAGGCTTGCGAACCACCCGACAAAAGAATTTTTGATAACGCATTGTTTTGTTTCTCTTCACTCAGTCCTTTCTTATCGAAGGCATTTCGTAACTCGTCCATGATAACAATAGCAGACTTAAATTTACCTGTTTGATCGTAAGCCTTGACGCCTAACTTTTCCAATTCTTTTTGAGCATTTTTTGAAGGAGTAGACAAAGCCTCTAAAGCCATACGGACTTTTTCACCAGACTCTGCTGTAGTAAAACCTGCACGCTTGACAGCACTTAGCATCAATGCTGTTTCTTCCATACTCTGGTTCATACCACTGGCAATAGCATTTACGCCTCTCCATGCAGAGCCTAAGTCTTGAATGCTAAAAGAAGAAATGTTTGCCATTGTAGTAAAGGTATCTGCAACTTCACCCGCACCGCGTTTGAACGTGTTTACGGTAGCTGCAACATCGGCAGCTGCATTATCAATAGATAGCTTACCAGCACTTGCACTGGCAAGGTCAAGAACCGGCAATAAAGCCTTCATAGACTGAGCAGCATTCATACCGGAAGAGGCAAGAGCAGTTAAACCTTGAACGGCTTGGTCTGGAGAGAACTGAGTTTTTATACCCGCTTGGATTGCAGCCTCTCGCAAGTTGACCATTTCGGTAGCGGTCGCATTAGAGGTAGCCTGCAACATAGCCAGCTCTTTCTCGAACTTGCGGGCATCGTCTACAGGTAAACTTTTTAAAACAAAAAAGCCCGCAGCAGCTAAAGCCGAACCTTGTTTGATTTTATCTAAAGATTGGGAAACCCGATTCATAGCAGTTTCAATTTCAGAATTTCCTGCAAATGTTTTTTTGAGTTCATTCCATTTATCAGAAATTTGCTGAATCTTGGAGCTTAATAGGTCTTGAGCAGAAACGATAACGCCTAACTTAAAAACTTCGGTCATAGTGAAACTCCATATAGTTGTCTGTCTCAGTAGTAAATAAGGAAGAGTAATTTTTACGACAGTTCACTGTTGTATAAATTACTCTGCCTTAAAAAACCTTGTAAACAAAGCAAACAAAATAAAAACAGAAAAAGAAATACATACAAAAAATAAAACTATCGGATAACGATCTATTGTATATAAACATGCGTAAGCAAGAGAAGCGAAAAACAAAAGTAAGAAAACATTTTTAAAGGCACTTAAAACACCTTCAAAACCTAAAAGAAAAATAAAATATAAACCTAAAAACAGAAAAGGGAAAAACCAAAACAAAATCAAAAACCACATAGTCAACTCTCCTTAATTTCATACTTGATATTTGGATAATCCGTAATGTTATTCATGCCTCTTGCTACTGCAATGGAAATTTGTTGAATGATATGATTTTCAATAAATTCTACATCCGCAATTCTGTTTCCTAAATCCTCATCCGTTTCTATCGGTTCATAGCCCAAATAAAAACGGGAGAGTATTTCAATCTTAGATGTAGTTGTTCTAATTACATTCCGCTTTTCCTCTAGAGCTTTTTTCGGATTACGGTCGCAGTAGTGCCTGCCAGCTCGGTAAGGTCGTTCGCGTATGCAACAGGTAAACCCGGAGCTTCCTCTAACCATTTAGAAACAACTTCAACAGATGGATACAAAAGGCTTTCCATTAGCATAGTTGTTTGAACTTCCAAAGAAGTACGTTTCTTTTCGGAAAGTTGTTTCATTGCTTTCTCTTGGTTGAACTTAGAAGGAACACGAACAATAATTGCATAGCATTTTTCAGACTCATCAACTTCTCTAGAAAGAACATGGATGCCACCCTTGCTCTTAAAAATCTCTTTGAGTTCTTCGATAGCTTCTTTGTTGGTTTCCAAGAACGCATCGTCAATTACTACTTCGCCTTGAGGCAACTTATAAACAGCCTCAGTATAACCTTGTATGTTAGATAAAAATGGATTCATATTTTTTCCTTATGCAAATGTGATCACCGGCGCTGCCAGTGCAAAAAACTCTATAGGGACTTCTGTTTTAGAATCTCCCTGTTTCATACCGAAGCTAAACTTCTGAACTCGCACCATCGAAATACCAAACTTCATGGGTGTTCTACCTTCGGGTGTAGCTACTGCATTGATAGGAAACGGAGGAACTTTTGTCAAGTCACCACCCCATGCACTTGCTAACTTTGCAAACGTCTCAAGCTCTTCCATAAGAATTGTCGCTTTACAAGTTGACTTAAAGTTCTTGATACCGTAAGAAACAATCTCTCCACCTTTACCGAAGTTCGGTTCCAATTCTGCCGTTCTATCAAAGTCAAAGCTCTGTAAGGTAATGGATTCAATACCACTAATTGTTAAGGTAAAGTTCTGGAAGTTATAACTCTCGTGAGCTAAACCAAACTGAACTTCATTTACTGGTGAATCTGGCATAAATTATATTCTCCTTATATCCTTGAGAATGAAGTTGTCCACTGAATAGCCTTCACTCTATTTTTTACAAACATAGTCAAAAACACTTCTAAAATACCTGTGCTCTTAAACGTGCCACTGGGGTCTAAGACAATTTTGTGACCACTAATTTCCGCTCTACCTGCAACTTCCATTTCAGCAGAAACTGCACCACTACAGCTCAAGCGGATATATTCAATACCACCGCTACCCGACTTGATCTCGCTATCCATTTCAATAAACGGCAAAGATTTTTTATAAACAATTCGATGCAATTTATCAGCTCTTCTTCTCTCAGGAATTTCTTGGAAGTCAGAATCGTTCCTTGCTTTAATTTTTCCTTGGGCAATGAAAATTCCTTCGTAGTCATCATACTGCTTAATTACGGTAAAGCCGGAATCGTTCAATACATCCATATAATTACGATAACCCATATCCCAATATTCAACTTCGGACATGGTTAAAGATGCATTGTCCTTGACATAGCCTGGAGACACATTGACAGGGTTAGCAGCCAGTTTTGCACAAAGCAGAGTGGCACAGTTCACCATATAACCAATAGGCTCTGTCGAGCTTTGAACTGCTTCGATACCACCAAAGGCAAAAATGCCACCGGGTATGTATCGACCGCGTGAAGCACAGATAACAACTCTGTCACTTTTAAAACTTTCCCATTCATCCAATAAATTCTGGTGATAGGTGTTTACAGCGTCAACAGTAGAAAGTTGTGTAGTTGGCTTTTTGGCTTCTAAAACTGCAAAAGCAGGAAGATGATGATCGACCTCCATTTCATTCAAAACCTGACTTACAGAAACACCAAACGCAGGATCCGCTTCACATAAAATATGAATCCAATACAAACGATATTCTCTTTTGATAAGGTTTAGTGTTTTCAGAAACTCTGCTTTAGAAGCGGATGGACTGGTTAAAGAAAAACGATAGGTTTCACCGGCAATAAAGGAACTATCGGGCGTAGTTACATCATCGGTAAAAACAACGGAAGAACCGTTTGCAAGAGCAATTTGCGAACCACTGGCAGGCGTCAACATAACACTTTCCCAATTCACACCACCATCAACCGAACGTTTGTAAGTAGCAGTTCCGGACTTACCTCCGGTAACAATTGACAAGATCACATCTGCCGAACCTGTCGGGTTTCCACTCACAACGAAAGTAGCAAGCCCTGTCCGTGCCGCATCTTCGATAGCCGATGCAATGCCGGGTATATCGTTTTCCGGACGAACGCAAAGAACCGGACCTGCAACCTGACCTAAATTTTCGTTAAATTCTTCAAAGTGTTGCTGTAGCGAATCTAGCAAACTGCCTGCTTTAAAAATTTGCTTCGCCTGTTGAAAGTTCAAAACCAGCTTAACTTCATTAGCCGTTTCACCTTCGGCAACACCAATTTTCGCATGAACTCTGTCTGGAATATAACCAGATGCACCCAGACCACCGCTAACATGCGTAGTTGTAACATTTCCTGTAGGCATATTCTCTCCTTTTATGCTATACTTTTTTTGTCAGCGTGAATCAAAATTCCACACTTGACATTTACCGACTCGAAAACCGAATAGGGATACTCCACAAATTCACCGTTCAGTCCACCGTCACCTCTGTAGTTCTTAGTCCAGTTGCCCCATGGGTCATGGACTATGTAAGCCTGCTTCGAGTCATCATAACCTACTACGCAAACAAAGTGACCGCCACCCGCAAACTTGCCCAAAATCGGACATCCGTATCCGCTATTTATTTCTTTTTTCAACGTATCGTGGTTAAAAGACCAATCAATCTTGGCATATTTTTCCGATCCGATTGTTAAATGGATAGATTCCAATAATACAACCAAAACTTCATTAGCGGACTTTTTGGTAAAATACGGACTTATCCAAGACCAATCTTTAGGATATTTTGACTTTATTCGTGAAGCCATGCTTTCAGAATTGCATATTTCCCAAAGGTCGTCATCTTTTGTTTCGGGATAGTCGAAGGACAGGGCAATTTGTGCGGAAGTAACATTACACGCACTGTTAGGAGATTTTGAATTGTCTCTTTGAGAGTTATATTTCAAATTTAGAATTTTTCTATACGGTTTGTTTTCCGAAAACCTATCGACTTCTTTTTCGATAGACTTAGCAAATTCCGGTTTTTTGTATTCTAAATTGATTACACTTTTCGCAGATTCGTCATTTGTCGGTTTTACCTGCTCAGAATAGCGATCCTTGGCAATTCCTACATTTCCCCTAAAAACCATAAATAAACCTAAAGCTGCATTTAGGTCAAATTTTCCGGTTTTGAAATATCCGATTGCGAAATTGGCTATGGCAAAAAATGCCGTAAAAATTGCAGTTAAGGTAATTTCGTTCGTATTCATTACGGTTTTACCCCCGCAGTCTTGATTTCCAATAGAGCCAAGATCAGTTTTGTAACTTCCGGCAATTTATCTCCTATAATTTTTATACTAATAGGAATTACGAAAATATAGATGATTTCTTTGGTAAATTGCAGGATCGGTTCTGGAACAATTGTGACGTCTACCGAAAGCCAGTATCGCATCAGACTGGTAATGACAGTTGCACCTAAGACAAGGAACGCAACAAAGATAAAGCTGGCTCTGTAAATTTGCTCTGCGGTCTCCTCGTAGTTGACCGTCTTAGGTTCACCCAAAACCTTGTATAGCAAAAACAGATTCAGCAAAATGGAAATGGCAATAATGGAATACGTTAGCATGGTATCTTCTCCAAATAAATTCAGTGAATTTATTTTAGAGAAAATCGAAAAAGGTGTCAAAAATAATTTTATGCAAAAAGTGACAAATTGAAAGATCAGCTTGTCACTTTCACTTTTGATTTTACTTTTTTATACCTTCTGTCAAACCGAACCCTTTTTTTTACCCAGTCGTTTGCGACCAATACGCTCTCTATCCTTCTGTAGTGGGCATATCCTGAGATATGCCTGTAAACACATGACCTGTCCAGAAATAAAGTTTTCGCAAACTTATCTACACTGCCATATTTCAACTTGATTTTTTGTAACAATTCAATTCTGTTCATTAACTTTCAATCCCCTTTGATTTTAAAAATTGCTTCGCAGCTTCCCTAATTGAATCAGCTTTACTGCCTTCTTTTCCCTTCAAAGATTCGTTCACCTCAGAAACACTGGCTTTAATATCATTGTCTGCCAGAAATTCTACTATCTCACCGTTAGTTATTCTGTGCTTACGGAAAGAATCTTTCAACTGCTTACTGATCGTTTTCGATAAAAGATTTTCAGTAACAATCCCTTCAAAACCCTCTTTTTCCATTTGAAAATACAGCTTTTCGATAGCAGAGGCATAACCCGATGTAAACTCTAAGAAACTACTTTTCGCTTTCTTGTTTTCAAATTTCATTCCGAACACTTCTTTAGCAATAGCCAAGGACTCGTCCGCATCCAACAATTCCATTTCTTCTATAATAAACCGATCACCCGGATCACGTGAAATAAAGTTATCCAAAAAATTGTGATAATTTTTACAAAAGAAAATGATAGATAGCATGTATCTGTTTTTGCCATCTCTCATAACCCTCGACTGCTCTCTGATATTCTTTAAACCCCTAATTGTCGCAAGGCTCAGGTTTTGAGCCTCGTCTACCAATAAAACGGTTCTTTTATTTTTGGCAGAAGCGGAAATAAAACAGTCTCTCAGTAATTTAAACTTTAACTCAATAGCACCCGGCACTTTCAAGTCGGGGTTGACTGCTTGAATCAACAGTTTGCAATAAAAACCCACTCGGTTATCGGAGCTACTGCCTGCCATTACATCTACCAAATTATAATTTCCGGCTAAACTACCGCTCAGCTCGTTATATATGGCACTTTTACCGCTACCCGGGTCACCCGATACAACCAGACAACCACCGTTCTTGACGGTCTTTTGGGTAGAACCTATAATTCTTATTGCATTTTTAGTTTCTACAAATACGCTTTCCATTAGGCTAATCCTTTTAAAATAGAGTTAGTGAAATCTCTAACATCCGCACCGGTCAATTTACCGTTTGCCTTTTTTAACTGCTGATAGGCTTCTTTATACATTTCTACAAATTCGGCATCGTCCATACCGGTTTCCTCAATTGTATAACGAACCGCATCATCTACGCTATATTCATCTACAGGCATTGCACTATGACTTTCCATCTCAATGCCCTTCGGAATATCATAATTTTCGGGAGAACCGTCCAAGTCTGGCAATATGTCCTCAAATCGAATTTCCTTTCCAACCTCTTTATAGTCCTTATTGATCGCATTGACCAACTGGATCCGTGCCGGTTTGTTAAACGCTTCTTTGTCCGTATACGAAAACTCGCCATCGGGGTTTAGCGGATGGATGGTTCCATTGGGCAATTGAACAAACGCTTCGCTACGTCTCCAGAAAACGTCAACCATCTCACCTTTAGGAACGTCTACAGGTATCCTATATTTCTTGCCAGTTATTACTACACACCGGTACGCGTCCACCTGACGTTCAATTCTAGTTACCATGGCATCTTCTACGTTTTTCAAAGAAACTTCTTTTACCGGATGGTCTTTTAGTCCCTCTGCCCAGACCTTATACTTATCACTTCTTTTGGTCTGATCCCATACCAAGAATTGCTCTGCCGTTTCTTGCAGCTCCTGTATGTTCCTAAAGTAGTCTCTGTGAAAAATCCGTTCGCAACGTTTTTTCCACGCACCAATTCTGCCCTCTACGCGCCCCTTACTTTCCGGCTTTCCTTTTGGGTGTGCCTTTACTACAATATCCGGATTCAAGGATTTCAAAAAAGCCTTCGACCGAATGGAATGCAAACCACTTCCTAAATCGGTGTAGAGCATATCACCTATACCGAAAAGTGGAATTTTAGGATTCTTTTTCTTAGTAAAGAAATAGGCAAAAGCCTCCATCCACGCATTAGAAGACTCACCAGCACAGGCAATATAATAAACCTGATAAGCACCACTAAAAACATCGACCATATAAAAACCCCACACGCGGGTCAGTTTCTTCTCTTCCAGTTTATCCATAGTGTGCTTGTCTTTTGATACCAAATCTCTACGCAAAATGATCTCGCCCTTAAAATTCATAAAGAATTGTTCCATCGGGCTAGCGTCACACATAAAGATTTGGTAGGAATATTCAGCTTTCCACTTAATAGATGCCTCTCTTTGTTTTCGTAACCGTGTGCTAATGCCTAAAGAAGTTTGATACCTGCTAATTTGAGATCGTGACAACGTGTTGGCTACCTGTAAAAGACCTCTATTGTTACAAATTCTGGCAGCCTCTTCCACGCCTATATTAAAGTAGTATTTCTGTAGCATAGAAATTGTAATGACATCTCTAACTATCTGTGCATAGCGTTGTTTATCCATCCTAATAATTGGCTTTTTATCCAAAAATAGACCGTTATTAGATAGATAGTTTTGTTTGCGTTCGTAAAAAACAGGCTTTGACACATTGTATCGCTTGCAGTATTCGGAAACTAACCTGCCCTTTCTAAATCTACTTTCAGCAGATTCATGCTGTTCAAAAATCATCAGATCGTTCACTGTATTCCTCCGCTAAAATTTTAATAAAAATCTTTTTTGCCTTCCTAATGTCCATTTCATTTAAGACCATTTCAAAATATTCCATCAGGTCAGCTAGCGGAATAGTGCTCTCCAAACCCTCTCCGTTGGTATAAATAACTGCACTAAAGCCATCCCCGCCAGCCAGTTTCGTAATTCGTTTAACGTAGGCAAACGTCCCCTTCTTGTAACCAATTCCATTGCAATAGGTCTTACTGCACTTAAAAAACTTGTTTTCGTAATCGGCTTTGTATTGCTCAAGCTCGCCTGTTTCTATTTTTTGGGAGAGTAATTTGCCCTCCTGTTGTCTCTCCGCAAAAGGCAAACTGTTCAAGTCCTCAATAGCCGGAAACCCATCTTCTACCCGATGAGCAGAAATCTCAATAGTTTCATGGTTCATTAAAATTCTTGGAAACATATCTCTCAGTCTATTTTTAGCACTTTCCAAGTTATCAAAAAGGGAAATCACTTCATTCCTAACAACCTCTTCCGTTTCTAAAAGAGATACATATTTGCCGACATCGACAATAGAACTAAACAAGCCTGCTGAAATATTGTCTAATTTGGTTGATATCTTTTTCTCAGTGGGCACAGAAGCATTACTCCACGACCGAACAGCGTTCCGTTCTTTAATATAATCAATGTCTGTTACTTGACGACCATCCTCCGTAAACAAAAGTAGGTTCTTGTCTTCTGGCTTGATCTTTACGATAGTATCATCTTTGATAATTTGGCTTAGGCAGGTTTGTTTTTTGGATAGCAGAATTGTATTGTCTATACCAAACCGTCTAATTGATTCCATGTAGATAACAACCAGCTCAGGTCGGATCGGGCATTCGTAAGCCGCCCAATCTTTGAAGCTGCTATAGCCCTTGAATGCCCATAGTTGTTGGTCAAACAAGACTTTCAAGGATTCTAGCATTTGTCTTTGTGAACTTCCGATGCGTTGGATACACGCATCATACAGGTCTTGCTTTTGGCTTTCGTCAAGGTTTCCCTTGTTTCTCAAAGCTGAATAAATTATATCGTAACCGTCTACCGGCTGTAGTTGTTTCTTTCCCACTTATTTTACCCTCTTTAGTAATTGCTGTGCAGTCAAGTCAAGCACTTGTGGCTTGCTTCCTATAGGAGCTAAGTTTGCTTTTATCTTAGTATACACAATTGCCTCTTCTGTGTCTTTTGGTTTTATCGTTATCTCGATAACAATCTTTCTTGGATGTTCTATCCAAGTTCTCGGATCGTTGATATTGTTCTTGATCTCTACCAGCTTTTCTCTAAATACTTCACTGATACTGCTTTGAAATAACTTATCTAGGCTAATATCGTGAATGCTCAAAATTCCATTGTCATTGTTCATACGTGTCTCCATTTTCCCCTTGGAAAGATCGAAAATTTGTTTTCAATTGTCACCGGAATCTTTACCAGTTCGGCTATTATAATTGCGTTGACAATTTTTTGCTTTAAATATCTATAGTCATTAGGAAAGCATCTTCTGATAACCGCCCAGTCATCTAAGCGTCTTTCCTTATTTACGTAACCCCTTGCATGTTCTTTAATTGCAATGCGTGACCCGCGGGAAAGCTCCTTGCTTTCCCTAAGGTCCCTATAGTCCGGTGTTGTTAGTTCATCAAACGGTTCTATCATACATGCCTCTATGCTGCGTCTCCATCTGTCTCATCTTCTAACATTTCCAGTTCTAAGTCCGGCAAGCCCAGCTCTTGTGGGTCTAAAATGGTGTTGAACTCTATCACGTAGGACACACTTTTGTAAAAGTTCTTGCGACGGTTGATTGCCTTCGCACTGTCCAACTTTGCATTGACACCTAAACCGTTGTCTTTTGCCAGCTCTTCCATTGCAAGTGTCTCACGTTCAATTTCTGCTTTGCAGTATTCCAAAATTTGCTCAATGCTCAGTGTTTGTGTCTCCATGCCCATCTCCGTGTTTAGTATTTCTTTCTTCTCAATTTCCGATGTTAGTTTTAGGTCAGTAACCCATTCGTTAA